TAGCCCGTATCGATGAGCGCACTAAAAGAATCGAAGAATATTTGCAATCCAAGGGATTCTAGTTTAGCTTTAAACCTATGAAATCACTATTCGCAAAAATCTGGGGGATCACATCCTCCGTCTTTAACTTCTACCTTCCGATCCTCAAAGAGATCGCTTCTTCCTCTGTTGCGGTGTTGCTCCCCATTGCTTTGGAAATCGTCCAGTCCTTGGCCGAAACCAAAAAGACCGGATCTGAAAAGCGCGAGTTGGCAGTTAAGAGGCTGACCTCCGAAGCAAAGAAGCTAGGCTTTTCCGCCTCTGAATCCATTATCCGTTTTACTATTGAGTCCGCTGTCCAGCGCACCAAGATCGAAACCCAATGAAAGACCGCATCCTAGCCTTTCTGGTCAGCAAGTTGGGTGGGGTAATGACCCCAGTAATCGCCGTTGTTGTTGGTGCTGCTATCGCCCAACTCGCCATGGTGGACCCCAAGCTGGCCGAGTCCGTGGATCAGGTTAGTCTTACGGGATTCTTGGTTGCCCTCATCCTTTCCTTGGTCAACTACTTCACCAACAAGGTAAACGTCAGTGGGATCAAGAAGATCCAAGCCTTGGTTAATACCGATGTTGATGGGGTTGCGGGGCCTTTGACCTACACTGAGGTTCGCCGTGCCGTTACTATTAAGAAGCCAGTACGCCGTAAAAGCAAGTGAGACTCTCCCATGAACTACTCAAAGCTATCCTCGTCCAAACCCCGCCTCAAGAAGATCGCAGAAATTTCTTTGTACGCCTCCTTACCTCCATCAAAGTCGGGGTCAGCATATCCCGAAAAAAAGGTAAGACTTCCCGATCCTTCCGAATCGGAGGTGGAGCAGATTTTTAGGCGTTGGGATATTGGTAAAAGAGTTTGTCGCTGTTGCTAGTCTAACGCCCAAATGTGGCAATGGATCTTAAATCTTTTCGTAAGGAAATCAAGCAGTGGCCAAGTGCCATCCTTGCCGAGTACTTCATCGCCCTCCAGCGAGAACTCAAAACCCGAGCCATCCACCAAGAGGGGCTATCCAGAGGTAGGGTTCACAACCCCGAACAAAAGCCAAAGGAAGATAAAACCAGAGGCCATCGTCCTCCACCACAGCGGAGGAAGCTACAACGGCGGGGTAAGCTGGATTCGCAACCCCGAAAGTAAGGTCTCCTACCATTGCCTGATTGCCCGAGACGGAAGGAGGGCGGTTTTTGGGGAGGACACCGACAGGACATGGCATGCAGGGATAAGCAAGTGGAAGGGGCGGAGCGACCTCAATAGCTGGTCTATCGGGGTTAGCTGGGAAGGGGACACCTACACCTATCCCTTGGGTGATACCGCCATTGAGTCGGCTCTTGACTACATCGTACCCCGCATGAAGAAGTGGGGTATTCCGGTCTCTATGGTACTGGACCACCGCATGGTCAGCGGACCCCGAAAGAATGATATTGCACCAATCCAGTATGGAGTGTTTATTGAGAGACTCATAAAGAGACTTAAAGACGATGAGCAAAAAAAGTAAACCTCCGAAGCCCCGCTTTCAAAAAAAAGACGAACCCTGCTATTACTGTGGGTCAGAAAATATTGAACAAATCTATATCCATGATGTCGGAGTTGTTCGGATATGCAAAGAATGCAAGGAACAGCAATAGGATGGCCGACCACTCTCCAGAGATGCAGAAGGTGCTGGACCGACTGTCTAGGGAGCTTGTTGAGTACTTTGAATCCGGCATGGTTGTCGCCACCTTTCAAGACGGGCCTACCACCAAGAATGCCTTTGTCAAATTCGGTAACGAATACGCAGTCGAAGGAATTGTTGCCAACATCCACGATATCCTCTACGGTCAAGAAGATGAGGATGACGATGACCTTGATGACGGAGACCTCAAAAAAGTAATCAAAGATGGCTAATGGAACCCTCTCCTTTCAACTGCCCGAAGAGCAGCCGGAATTTGACTTGGCTTGTAAAGCAGGGGATCTTCTTTTTGTTCTTAACGGGTTTGCTAATCATCTTCGTTCTCATATTCGTCATTCTACTGATCCCAATTGGGATACAGCTACTGTGGAAGAGCTTTACGAGCTTATTAATCAAATGAAGACAGAGTACTGTCTCCACTTTGAATAGAATCAACACAACAACCATGACTGTTTATCTTTGTGGTCCCATGACTGGGATCGAAGACCTCAACCACCCCGCCTTCTTCAAGGCTGAAACATACCTTATGGCCCATCTATATGATGTGATCAATCCGGCCAGAATGGACGAGGAACTGGGGCTAGACCCCCACCAAGGGGTGATGGACCCCGAATTTCTTAAAAGGGCCGCACAGCGCGATCTGGAGGCCGTAATAGCCTCTGACGGAATCGTCCTGCTCCCCGATTGGGAGAAGTCCAAGGGAGCCAAGGCGGAACTGGCAGTAGCCCAGTGGTTGGGCAAGAAGGTTTACCTCTATCCTTCTATGGTGGAGTACGGCAAGGAGTCGATCTTGGACACGGCCAAACGCCTCACCTCCAGCGACAGGCAGAAGGACTACGGCCATCCCAAGGACAACTTCAAGCGGATTGCCGATCTCTGGAATGCCTACCTGATCAACCGCAAAAATCCCGAAACAGAAATCTCTATTGAGGATGTGGCTTGGATGATGGTCTTGCTTAAAATAGCGCGAGACCTAAACAAGCCCACAGTAGACAACCTAGTTGATAGTGTAGGGTATATCCGTACCCTCGCCATGGTTAGAGGAATAGAATGACCTTATGAAGAACCCGCAACAACCGAACAAACGAAGGCTTTTCTTCGACATCGAAACCTCACCCAATGTGGTGCTGGCTTGGCGTACAGGCTTCAAGCTCTCCATCCCCCATGACAACATCTTGGAGGAACGGGCTATCATCTGCATCTGCTACAAGTGGGAGGGCGACGAGGAGGTCCACAGCCTTACTTGGGATCGCAAGCAGTGTGACAAGAAGATGCTTCGGGATTTTAGTGGGGTACTCAATTCCGCCGATGAGGCTATCGGGCACAATGGAGACCGCTTCGATTTGAAGTGGATCAAGACAAGGTGTCTCTACCACCGAATCCCGATGTATCCCAACTACACAACGCTGGACACCCTGAAGGTAGCCCGTAACCAATTCCTCTTCAACAGCAACAAGCTGGACTACATCGCCAAGTTCTTGGGCTTTGGGGGTAAAATGGACACCGGAGGATTCGGACTGTGGAAGGCCATCATCCTAGACAAGTGCAGGGAGAGCCTCCAAAAGATGGTGGACTACTGTAAAATGGATGTGATCCTACTGGAGAGGGTGTACCAAGAGCTTCGCACCTACGCCCCCCACAAGTTCAACTACGCAACGGCCTACGGCGGAGAGGCCCATGATTGCCCCAATTGCGAGTCCCTCAACGTCCATGTCAGCAAGACCAACACAACCGCTGGTGGGGTACTCAAGAAGCAGATGCAGTGCAAGGACTGTGGAACCTACTACACGATTAGCAATCGGGGCTATGAGAAGTATTTAGCCGAGAAGGGCTAAAGCTTGCGGTTGGCTTTCAGGCGGGGGAATGATTTGCAAAATCCGCCTGTCCTCTGTTAAGACGCACCAAGGATTCCACGCCAACTCGCGGAACTTTCCTGATGCCCAATCCTCCTTTGAAAACTGGTATGGACGAATTGCGGTTCTCCCCAAATGGTTTTTAATTTCCCACCCTCTTTGGGACATGGCGGCGACTCGTCGAGATTTTCGCATAACGCTTGGAACAGAAATAATAACATGAGCTATTCCTTGGCGGGTTTCTTCTAGCGTTTGTTCGTGTCGGTTAATAGCGGGAGGGTATGGCGAAATGATACCATCGAACTTCCAGCAGTTACAAAAGAAGTCATCAAAAAGAGCGAGACCAAAAAGCGCATGAATGTTCGGGCATCTGTCGCCAAGCAACTCTTTTAGACGCTTCACCACTGCCAACGCCTTGTCATGCGTGGGAAAAAAGCAGTCCAGATCGGACCATCCCTCGTTTGGAGGGGTATCACTTCCTGCCCGAACCCATTCGCGCACATAACCTCCAGCAATAGTTCCTCCCACATCAAGAATTTCTCGATGTAAAATTTCATGATCAGAAGTAATCACCATAGGTTTACATTCCAAGTTCCAGCAGTAAATAGCGTCCCAAAGACGATTGTAGCAATTTCATTCGCTTGCTCTTTACTGCGAAGAAGGGTTTGAAAAGAGGCCGTGCTGGAGTCTGGAAAAGCTAATGTTACAGTAGGGCCGTTTAAGTATGTTATAACAGTAGTGGTTGTTTCCCCTCCGCCGCTAGTTTCAATTGAATATGTCTCAATACCAAAAGTAGTAGCCTCCGCCTCATAGGCGGTGTCCCCCCACTCAAAAAGTGGGTAGTAGTCGTTTTCTATCTTTATGCAACGAGGCATTTTGGTAAATACCCCACCCGACAAAAATGTCCTAAAATCAAACAAAGATAAGAACTGTGTCTGGTAGGTGGTGCTAGGATCAGCGGGGGGTGGAAGATAGTATTCAGACACATAAGATAGGTATTCTAGTCCTCCGCATACCCGTTTAATAATTGCTGTGTTTGTGTCGCTTCCTAAAAGTGCTTCGGGAACTTCCGCTTCTGAAAAGGGTTTTCCCGAACTATCAATGCCGTAAGTGTCATTAACTTCGTAATCAAGTTCAATGCTTACTACCTTCCAATACAGAGCGTGGACTTGCTCTTTTGTAAGAGCCAACGGGAACAGTGTGCCT